ATGAGTGTGCGGAAAGCCCGTCCGACCAACGCAGTGGCGGGAGGAACCAAAGAACTCGGTAGTACCGGCCTCCAACAGTCGGGTGGCGTGGTCCGAGAGGAGTTGCTCCAGCAACTGCAGGGGTCGCGGGGAAAACGCATCTTCCGTGAAATGTCCGAGAACGACGCCATCGTCGGGGCGTTCATCTTTGCCGTGGAGCAGATGATCCGCCAGGTTACGTGGAAAGTCGTCCCGGGGGAGCCGTCGGGAGCCGAAGTTGCGCTATTCGTGGATAGTTGCCGGGAGGATCTGACGGAAACCTGGGCGGAGACCATAACCGAAATCCTCTCGATGCTGGTGTTCGGTTATCAAGTTTCTGAATTAGTTTACAAGAAACGCAACGGCCCCACGCGTGACCCCCTTACCTCCAGCCGGTTTACGGACGGGCGGATCGGCTGGCGGAGTTTGGCCCCACGCGCCCAGGAAACCTTGGTTAAGTGGGAATTTTCTCCAGAAGGGGGGCAGGTGCTCGGTGTGCATCAGCAGACCCCGTCCGGAATGAATGTGTACATTCCTGCCGAGAAGTACCTGCTGTTTCGTACGAAGGTTCGGAAGAGCAATCCCGAGGGCTATTCGATTCTCCGAAACGCGTATCGCTCGTGGTACTTCAAGAAACGGTTCGAAGAGATCGAGGGTATTGGCGTTGAACGGGACATGGCCGGGTTGCCCATGCTGACCGCGCCCGAGGGAATGGACTTGTGGAATGCCAGCAACCCCCGCGCGGCCGAGCAGCGAACGGTTGCCGAGACCCTGATTCGTTCGATTCGCCGTGACGAGCAAGAGGGGGTGTTGCTCCCCTTCGGATGGGACCTGAAGTTGCTTTCGGCGGGAGGGACGCGAGCCGGGAACACGACGGATATCATCAACCGCTACGACCAGCGCATTGCCATGACCGTGCTCGCGGACTTCATTCTACTGGGTCACTCGGGTAAATTCGGAAGTTTCGCCCTCAGTAAGACCAAAACCAGTGCGTTCGTCATGTCGCTGTACGGGTACCTGAACATGGTCCGGGACGTGTTCAATCGGTACGCGATTCCCCGCCTCCTCGAGATCAACGGGATGCCGCTAGAGTTTCCTCCGAAGCTTGACTACGGCGACGTAGACGCACCGAACCTGAACGAACTCGGCAACTTCATTCGGAACATCACCGGGAGCGAGTACGTCCTGGCCACGCCGCTGTTGCTCCGCTCGTTGCTTCAGTCCGCGGGACTCCCCGCAGACGAAACGGATATCGCCAAGCGGTTTACGAAAGCGGGTCATCGGTTTGAGGATCTCCTCTCGCGGGTGGTCCGCGACGCGGTTGACCGTCTCCCGGAGGAGCAGGACCTGGAAGTGACGAACGAAGCGTAACTTTCTTAATTACTAATCGAGGTATTGCAATCGAAGTGCATTTCGGCAACAACTAGAACGGCCTTGCCCGAGTAGGAGGGACATGGTACCGACGCCAATTCTGAAATTCGACGACGACAACCATCTCGTGTTCGGGTGGGCCAACGTCTCAATTCGGCAAGGCGGCGAAGTGGTCGTGGATTCGCATGACGATCTCATCGAACCGGACACGCTCGAAGCCGCCGCCTACCTATTCAATCTCGACTTCCGGTCCACCGGCGTCATGCACAAGGGAACGTCGGTCGGTCGCATGGTTGAGTCCTTCTTCGTCACTTCCGACAAGCTCACCAAAATGGGATTATCCCCGGATGCACTGCCCACGGGCTGGTGGGTCGGTTTCCATGTCGAGAGCGACGAGGTTTGGAAGTCCGTGAAGGATGGCACGTACTCAATGTTTTCCATCCAGGGAACGGCCATTCGGAGCGAGGTCTGACACGATGCCCAAGAAACTAAGTCAGCTGATCGTGGACCGGGTCGACCTCGTGGATCGCGGGGCGAACCCAGACGCACACGTGGTGCTGTTCAAGCGCGACGTGAAGAAAACCGAGTTTACGGATCTCCTGAATCTCAAGGAGTTCCAGGATGTCGTGTTCGAGATCATGGATATGTGCATGACGCTCGAGGACGCCATTTATTCCTCTCTCTACGCAGAGGGCGACCGCGCCGCCGAGATCAAAACGTCCATCGCCCAGTTTGCCGAGCAAGTCAGCGCGGCTCTGGATTCGTGGATGAACGGGAGCGCCGTCGAACAACGGGACGCAGCCACCGTGCTGCAGAAGATCAAGGCGCGTATGCGCCACATGGTCGAGGAGGGACTAGTGGCCGAAGACAAGGTTGAGAAGCAGGAGACACCGCCCGTACCGAAGCCGGATCCGCCGACGCCGGACCCCGTGCCGGAGACCGTACTCAAGGCGGACTTCGACACCGTCCAGAAACAGCTCACCGACGCTCGCGAGGCCGTGACCAAGGCGGAAACGGCCAAGGCCGAGGCCGAGCGGATTGCCAAGGAGGAAACGGAGAAGCGCGAGTTCGTCGAACTTCAGGCGCGTGCCGACACGCAGTACGGCAACCTGCCGGGAACCTCCGAAGAGCGCGCCAAGGTCCTCAAAGCCATGCAGGTCATGCCGGAGTTCGAGCGAACGCATCTCGAGACGATGCTGGCAGCGGGGCAGACCGCGATGGCTAAGCAGTTCGAGGAACTCGGAACCAGCCGTCCCCCGGAGACCGCTGCCGACGTGGTCCACGCACGTGCCAAAGACCGTCTCGACAAGAAACTCTCCAAGACACTGGAGCAGGCAACCGACGCGGTCCTCCGCGAAGATCCGAAGCTGTACGACCGGTACCGCAAGGAGCAGAGTCGCTAGCGCGTTGCTGGCGCGTCATCAATCAAGAATAGAGAGGAACATCCATGGCATTCGAGATTCCAGGTCGGAAAATCACGCGGGTGTGCGGTGCCGCGTCGTTGGCCGCCAAGAAGTTCTACTTCGTCAAACTGCATACGGATGGGACGGCGATCGTGCCGGCAGCAGACACGGACGTGCCGTACGGGATTCTGCAGAACAACCCCGACGTGGGCGGAGAAGCGGAGGTCATGCGCGACGGCGTGTCCAAGGTTGTTGCGGGTACGGCCATCGTCATCGGCAATCTGGTCGGCACCAGTTCCGCGGGCAAGGCCATGGTGTACGTGAACGGCTCCGACACCACCAAGTACATCGTGGGCACGGCGCTCTCCGCTGGTGGGGACACCGAGATCATCACGGTGGACTTCAGCTGTGTGACCCCGAACCGCGGCACGTAGTATGACCGAGTCCACGTACCGACTTCAAGAGACGTTGATCCGACTCCTGAAGGGATGCATCAAGTCCTGGGAGACGTGGTTGCGAGAGCAGAAGATGCGTGGGCTTAAGTCCGAAGTAAGTCTTCCGATTCATCGCGATCCAACCGTAGGAGGGTAATAGCCACATGGCACAGCCAAGTTCGAGCGATGTTCACGTTGACGCGATGCTGACGAATATCAGCATTGCCTACATTCAGTCACAGGACGTGTTCCTGGCCAGTAAGGTGTTTCCGCTGGTTCCCGTGGAGAAACAGAGCGACAAGTACTACAAGTACACGAAAAACGACTGGTTCCGCGACGAGGCGGAACGTCGCGCCGACAGCACGCCGTCGGCCGGCAGCGGGTACACGCTGGGCACGGATTCGTACTCGTGCGACGTGTACGCGTTCCACAAGGACGTCGGAGACCGGGTTCGCAAGAACGCGGATTCTCAGATCAACCTGGATACGGACGCCACACGGTTCATCACTGGGCGGATCTTGCTCCGGCAGGAAATCCAGTGGGTCACCGACTTCTTCACGACCGGCAAGTGGGGAACGGACAAGACGGGTGGAACGCACTTCAACAAGTGGTCGGACTTCCTGGACAGCGACCCGGTCGAGGACATCGCGGACGCGAAGGAAGCCGTGTTGAAGAACACCGGCTACGAACCGAACACCGCCGTGTTCGGGTACAAGGTCATGCGCAAGCTGCGCAACCACCCGGACATTCGGGCACGGTACCAGTACACCACACCCGGCAACATCACCCCGGCGATGATTGCGGCGGTGCTGGAACTGGACAACGTGTACGTGTCCAGGGCGGTCAAGGCCACCAACATCGAGGGTGCGGCCGAGGCTTACGGGTTTACGCATGGTGATCACG